TCTAATGCTGTTATCTTAGACGTTATGCATTTGAATGATGACTTAGACTCAAATGGTACGCCTACGCTTGACATCAACTGTGGTCTTTACTACAGTGGTATTGGTGGTACTCAGAAGCTGAACGGTAATACTTCTGGTACGGTTATCGATGCTGATTGTTTTGCTTCTGACAGTGCAGCTTTTGTTGCTGCTGTTACTAGCTGGACAAGCTTACGCTTCGAAGCTGACGACATCGTCGACGTTAAGAAAGAGGCTTGGGAAGTTGCCGGCCTAGCTGCCGATCCAGGCGGTTTGTTATATGTTGGTTTACAAGTTGGAACTAACGCTGCTGCTACAGCCGCTGCTGGTGACATCGTATTACGTGTAGACTACATCTAAGCTATAACCCAAGGGGGAGGGTTTATATCCCCCACTAAATTCTAAGACACAGGAGATATTGTAACATGGCATCACAAGTACAGATATGCAACTTAGCCCTAAGCAGATTAGGTGCCAGCACTATTACTTCTCTTGGGGACAACACCACAGAAGCTAAGCTGTGCAATACCTTCTTTAATGACCTTGCTGATGAGGTAATGTCAGAAGGATCATGGACATCTACAATCACAAGGGCTACTTTGGCTCTTACTACTAACACTCCTGCCTTTGGGTTTGATAATGAGTTCCAACTACCAGTAGACCCACAAGCACTTAAGATCCTAAACATAGACGAAGACATACCAGGAAGTACGACGTATCGCATCGAGGGCGACAAGCTCTTAAGCAATAACGATAACATGAAGATACGATACATAGCACGCCTTACTGATAGTGAGGACTGGGACATCTACTTGCAAAGAGCCTTCATAGCTAGACTAGCTTCTGAGCTGGCCTATCCTTTGACTGGTGATGACAAGAAAGCAGCTCTTGAGTTCCAGCGTTACGAGGGATTCTTAAGTCGTGGTCTTGCTCAGAACGGACAACAAGGCAGCAAGCAGATAGTTATATCATCGGATGCAATAGACGTGAGGTTCTAACATGGCAAAGCAGCTAATCAATCAGACTTCTTTCACCTCAGGTGAGATAAGCCCCAGGTTATACTCAAGGTCTGATACTGCTGAGTATGCCAAGGGTCTTGAGACTGCTACTAACTGCACGGTCACTTCACATGGTACTGTTAAGAGACGCAATGGCTCACAGTACATAGCTGAAGTCAAAGACAGCAGTGCAGCAGTTAGACTAGTTAGGTTTCAATTCAGCCAAACCTTAGCCTTTATCCTTGAGTTTGGTAACACATACATCAGGTTCTTTAAAGATAGCGGACAGGTAACTGAGTCTGACCTAACCATCACAGGAATCACAGCAGCCAACCCAGGTGTAGTGACATCTACATCTCATGGCTTATCTGATGGTGATCACGTATATATCACTGGTGTAGTAGGAATGACTGAGGTTAACTCCTCGACTGTTCCTTACAAGGTAGCCAACAAGACAGCCAACACCTTTGAACTTAATGATGTAGATGACAATGCTATTGACACTAGTGCATATACTGCATACAGTTCTGGTGGTGTTATCAATAAGATTTATGAGGTAGTGTCCCCCTACAGTACAGCTGAGGTTCAGGACATACAGTACTCACAGGCAGGTTCAACTCTTTATATAGCACATCCTAGTTATGCTCCACGTACATTAACCCGTACTTCGGACACTAACTGGACGCTAGCTTCACTAAACTTACTGCCACCTCCTACATATGAGTCAGGATATCTTGACACAGGAATGACGGTAACTCCTGCTGCTACTACTGGTGTAGGCGTCAACTTCACTGCTGGTAGTGCTGTATTCCTAGACGGTGATGTAGGTAGGCAGATTATAAACTCATCTTCAGGTGAGACAGGAAGAGCCTCTATCGTGTCTATCACTTCTACTACAGTAGCTGTGTGTGACATCGTTGAAGACTTTACAGATACCAATGCCATTGCTGATGGTGATTGGAGTATAGACTTAAGTCCAGTTGTAGACTTAGAGACAGACGCTTCACAGGCCGGTGCAATCGCCAACGTTCGGTCTGAATATCAGAGCGGTACTCTAGGAGACAGATTCACTATAACTGGCATTACTGGTGCTAACCCAGGTGTTGTTACTACCTCTGCTTCTCATGGTTATGTTAATGGTGACCGAGTACAGATCAATGATGTAGTAGGTATGACTCAGGTTAACGGTAACGTATATACAGTTAAAGGTAAGACTGCTACTACGTTCCAACTAGCTGATGATAATAACACTAACGTAGATACAACTAACTATACGACCTACGCTTCTGGCGGTATCGTTCGTAAGAGACTTACAGGCTTAGCAGTTGATGCCTTCCGGTCTGCTGACGTAGGTAAGTACATCCTTATGAATGGTGGTGTGCTTCAAGTGGTTACTGTTAATGCAGCTGATGATATAGATTGTGAGATCATTAAGTCACTTAACAACACAGACACGACAGGCAACTGGACGCTAGAAGTAGACACATGGGATAGTACACGAGGATTTCCTAGAGCAGTTGGTCAGTACGAACAGCGCTTAATATTCGGTGGCACAACAGCCCAGCCACAGAACATATGGATGTCTGAGATTGGTATCTTTGAGGGCTTCGGAGCCGGACCAGATGATGAAGATGCTTTGGATATTGAGCTGGTGTCAAATGAAGTTAACGAGATTAATTGGATCTCTCCTTCTCGCGATCTTGTTGTTGGCACGTCTGGTGGTGAGCTTACTGTGTCTGGGGGGACTGCTGCTGCAATTACCCCTAGTAATGTTATACAGCAATCTCGCACGTCTTATGGAAGCGACACGCAACAAGTTTCAAATGTAGGTGATGAGATTCTGTTCATTCAGAACTCAGCACGTAAGGTTAGAACATTCCGTTATGACTTTAACATTGATGGTTATACAGGTGAAGACCTGACCTACTTAGCTGAGCATATCACAGAAGGTGGTCTAGGTGAGATCATATACGCACAAGAGCCAGATACAACTATCTATGCTATCACTACTAATGGTGACATGATAACTGGTACTTATGACAGATCTAAGAAGATCATTGCTTGGACAACCTTTGCTACTGATGGGAGTTACGAGAATGTACAGACTATTGGTAAGAGTGAAGAGGATCAAATCTGGACTGTGGCCAAGCGAACGGTTAATAGTGCTACTAAACGATTCATTGAACTCTTTGTGCCCGGTGACGGTCTCGATGATTTACACGCTTTTCAAGATTCTTTCTTGACTTTATCGCTAAACAAGACTATAACTAATATAACGGCTGCAAGTCCTGCGGTTGTAACAAGTGCTAGTCATGGCTTTAGTGATGGAGATAAGGTGATAATCAAAGACTTAGTAGACCCAGCAGATGCTGACTTAGATGCAGATGCTACGAACATGTCCAGTTTAAACAACTGTTCATTTACGGTCGCTAATAAGACAGCCAATACCTTCGAGCTAGGTACCCTAGATACCTCAGCTTACAATGCTTACGGCTCCGGCGGTAATGCTTGGGAGAAGGTAACATCTGTTGGTGGTCTTGATCACTTAGAAGGAAAGGCAGTTGCTATTAGAGCAGACGGGGCTAAGCTTCCGAATGAGACAGTATCTTCTGGTACCATCACTTTAGATGAATCAGCTGGGGAGATCGTAATAGGTCTACCATTTACCACTACCATCAAGACATTAGGTCATGAGTTTGATAGTGGAACAGGTTCAATGCAAGGTCAACGAGTTAGATGGTCACGCCCTCTGCTCCGTGTATTAAACAGTACACGTCCTCTGATGAACGGGGAGTTCTTACCGAACCGTAACGCAGCTGATAAGATGGATAAGAAGGTGCCTTTATTCTCAGGCTTCCTTGAATATGGTCCTCTTAACTGGAGCAACACTAGCGCACTGACAATAACATTAACAGACCCACTGCCTTTAGAGGTATCTGGAATGACGGGGTCTATAGACAGCGGAGTTAAATAATGGCTTTATTAGATGATGTGCTAGGTATCGGGGGTCAGTTCTTAGGAGCTGGCCTTCAATTCGGAGCAGCCCAAGAGCGTGCTCAGTCTATCATTGATGGTGCTGAGATCTCTGCTGCTGCTTCAGGCATGACTGCGGCAGGGTATAGACAGTCAGCTAGGGCCGTTGAACAAGCTGCTCAGTTTAACCAAAGCATAGATGCTCTTAATCTATCACGTAGACTAGACTCTATAGCTAGAGCACAAAGACTTACGACTGGTAAGCAGTTGACAGCTCAGGCTACTTCTGGTTTATCATTAGGCAGCAAGTCCTTCTTAATGGTACAGAGTGAGGCTAGATCAATGTTTGAGACCTCATTGCTTAACGTTAGAATAGATGCTGAGAACCAACGTAGATCTAACAGGTTCCAAACACAAGTACAACAAGCTACACTTGAGAACAAGGCAAGAGCTGCTGAGTTTCAGGCTTCTTCATCCAGGGCAATAGCCCAAGCACAGGCCCGTCAGGTTACTGATTCGGCTACTGCTGATTTAGTTGGTACGGGAGTCAGAGCGTTATCTGGCAGTTTAGGGACTCTATTAGGAGGCAAGTAACATGGTTAGAATAGTCAGACCAGAAGGCCAGCCCCAACAAGGTAGAGCCAGCATCAACCAATCACTAGCTGCTACAGCTGGTTCTGGTTTAGGTGCCTTAGGCAGCGCGGTTGCTGCTGCAGGTAGAGCAGTGCAACAACTAGATCCAGGTGCAGGTTCTCGTAAGATAGGCAAGATGGCTGAGGTTGAAAGTAAGAAGTACTTTGACGAGACCAAAAGAGCACACCAATCAGCTATGCTGTCTAACTCAATGAATGATGCTACACTTGAGTTCATGAAAGCACAACAACAACGTGTATCACAAGTACAGGACGACAAAGGTAACCCTACGTTCATGTCCCTTACCGATGATATCGGACAGTTAGGTAAAGATACTGCAGATCGTATCAGTAAGAATATCTCAGACCCTGAGGTTGCTGCTGCGTTTAAAGCTAAGTTCCAGAACTATACATCTAAGCAACAGGTACTGTCTCTTAAGACTGCACGTACACAGCAAGTAGGTTTCGCTCGTGCTTCTTTAGATAAGGGACTTGGTGGTTTAGCTATTCAGGGAACCAGTGATGACCTAGCTAACCTAGAGTCATACATAGGTCAAGGGCATCAACAACTTAATGAAGCCTTACAGTCTGGTGCCATCTCTCCTGAGGAACATCAGAATAGGCTAGAAGACTTCGTACTTACTACTAGGTCTGGTGCTTATGAGAATGTAATAGACCAGGACACTACAGCTGCCAGCGCTTTGCTGAGCCAGAATGCAGAGTCACTAGGAATTACTGAGAAGGCTAGAGATCAATTAAACAGAACTCTTGATGCTAAAATTAGGGCTGATGAGATTGAAGCCAAGAAAGCAGCCGCTACTTTACAGAGAGAGCATAAGAACCAACAAGCATTATTGATACAAGATGCTGAACTAAGAATGGAGACTGATAGTCTTCGTGAAGATGACCTGCTTAAGATGGAAGATCAATTAGATCCTCTAGCCTTCGGTAAGTTAAAGCTTAAGTTTGTTAAACACGCTAGACAGTCTGCTAAGACTAATGCTAAGATGTCACAAGTCAGTGATCTCATATCTTCTGGTGGCAGTACGGATGGCGTATCACCTAAGACAGTTGATGAGCATTACAAACGTATGACAGAGTCACAACAATTAGCTACGGGTAAGGCTCCTGGTCTTCCTCAAAGAGCTCAGATCGCAGCCAGCTATAACGGTAAGGTCAGAGGGTTCGCTAAGGAAGTAAGCCAGTCCTTGTTATCTGGTGACCCTGCATCTGCTGCTGAAGCTGTAAGTGCATACACATATATCAGAGACCGTGATTCTAAAGCTCTTGATGGTAACATCTTCACCAACAAAGCTGAGGCTGTAGCTGAATATGCTGAGCTTCTTAGTGAGCGTGGTGGCATGAAGCTTGAGGATGCAGTTCAGGTAGCTAAGGAAGCTGTACTAACTGCTGATGATCCTATCCAAAAGGAACGTAACAAACAGTTCCGTAAGATCAAGGACTTCAAGTTAGACAGACTAGAAGAGACTACTGCTGATGACCTAGACGCTGAAAACTTCTTTGGTGTTAACAAGGCTGTAAGTACTGATTCTCAAATGACTTATAGAAGATTCGTACAAGAAGCTTACGTAGCTACTGGAGACGAAGACGCTGCACGGAAGATAGCTAAGAACAAGATGGATAAGACACATGCTGTATCTGCCTTCAACGGTGATGAACAGTATATGTTTGCTCCTCCTTCTAAGTTATTCCCTAACATACCAGAGCAAGCACTTAGATCTCAGATGGAAGAACAGATGATTCCCTTTATTCCTCAAGGACTTGAAGGTAAAGACATGATGATCTTCTCTGACAGAACTACTCTTGGTACTAAAGTAACCTTGCGTAATACTGAAACTGGTGCTATAATACATAAAGAAGTACCAAGCTATGGTATTCAATACATGAAAGAGATAGCACCTGGTGTTATGGTTGCTACTCCTTTGGTTGACCCTAAGACTGGTAGTCTAGTAAGATGGTACCCAGAAGAAGGTGAAGCGAAGCAAAGGCTTATGAAGGAAAGAGAAGAAGGACGTGCAGCCAAGGGATCTTCTGCTGTTGAGGCAGATAAGATCAAGAGAGCACAACAGAAGCTTGGTGTAGACGAAGCAGGTCACACGCTGTTTGGCGTAACAACTAAGTAATGAGGATATACTATGGGCGTAATGACAGAAGAAGATTTCTTAAAGAATGTCGTTGGTGGGGAGACAGAGGCCATACAGGTTGAGTCTGATGACCAAGCGCCCTCAGTACCAGACACAGAAGGTACTATAGAGAATGAAGACCCAACACTGCTTGAGAAGATGGGTGCTGCATTCGGTAAGAATAACACTATAGTAGGTGCTGTTACTGCTGCCGATGAGGGACTAGCTTTAAAGAAGGGACAAAACTTTGACTTCGACCCATATGAAAACGATATGGAGAAGATAGCTGGATATGAAGATAGACCCGATGCGTTCATAGGTGCTGACAGTGATGAGGAAATGGACCTCATAAAGAAGAAACTAGACAGAGAAGATTCATTTAACGAGATACTTAGCAGTGGCTCAACATGGTCTACTGTTACTGCTGAACTAGCTGCTGGTATTGCTGATCCTCTGATCCTACTTCCTGTAGTTAAGGGAATATCTGTAGCATCTAAAACAGGTATGGCACTTCAAGGAGCAGCACAAGGAGCAGGTATAGGATTAGCTGCAAGTGTTACTCGTGAGTCTACGTTCCAAGGAATGCAAGAGTCTAGAGGAATGGATGAGTCAGTTCTTAATGTACTGACAGAGAGCGCAATGGGAGGTATCCTTGGGGGTGCTGTAGGTGCTCTGTCTAAGTCAAGTAATTCTGCTGCCCGTATGGTTCTCACTAAGGCCATGAGAGGCGAAGACTTTATGATGAAGGTTGGAGAGGACGGTGTTCCCTTTGTTGAAAGAAGTGTCGGTGCATCTGAGGTAACTAATGCTCTTGAAGATGAAGGCCTAGCTCGTATTAATGAGACACTTGCTGGCATTACTGGTGGTGGTTTTGATTTCTTAAAGTCACCTAGTCTTCGTGGTGTTACCAGTTCCTTTGGTACCATGAGACAGTTCACCAATAAGATGTTTAATCATAACTTCATTATAGGTAAAGAGACAAAGGGAGTAAGCAGAGGAGATGTAGCTGAGAACCTTATCCGTCGTGATGATGCACAGCTTACTAAGATTAACAAGACGGTTAATGACCTGTATCTAAATCACACAGGAACCGGGGCACTGAGAGCATCTGTTAGCACACCTAAGGGTAAGTTATCCTTCACTAAGTTCAATGAGAGAGTATCTAAAGTTCTTAGAGATGATACATATGAAGACGCTATCCCAGAGGTTAATGCTGCTGCCAAGCTGTATCGTACTCAAATGGATGCTACATATAAGAAGATGGCAGAGCTTAAGCTTCTTCCAGATGACATAGACCCTAAGCTGGCTAAGAACTATCTAACTCGTATATATGATACATCTAAGCTAAACAACCTGGAAGTGCGTAACTCCTTTATCAATAAGGTTGGTGGCTGGTATAGAACTCATAACCCAGACGGTTCTCTTAGAGCAACCCCAATGGATGAGCTAGACGCAATGGAAGCAGCTCAAGATACTCTGGATAAGATAATGAGACAAGGTGATGCTGCCTTGGCTTTCAATGACATGCCAGAGCAAATCATATCTAAAGGTAAGTTCACTAAAGAGCGTATGTTACTTATGCCAGACAGTGAGCTTGAAGAGTTCTTAGTAAATGACGCACAGGAGTTGGTGACTAATTATACTCGTCGTGCTAACTCTATGATTCGTGTTCAGAATGCGATGAATGAAATGGGGTTTGAAAGCCTTCAAGACTTAAGAGTATCAATGAAGTCTGAGAAGGACAGGATGCTTGCTGGTATTACGGACACTAAAAAGAGAGCTAAGCTAGAAGATCAGTTTGCTAAAGACACAGCTCTTATGACTGACATGTATCGTATGATGACCGGAAGCATATCTAAGCCAGGCGGTGCCGATAGACTAGTAAGAACATTGATGCAGTATCAGTTCACTAGGCTTCTTGGTGGTGTGTTAACCTCTTCTTTCCCTGAGCTCGGTATGGCTCCTTTAAAGTATGGGCTGTTAAATACACTGAAGGATGGCTACCTTCCTATGGTAAGAGACTGGAAGGCAGCTAAGCTATCTAAGGATCAACTTAAGGATCTGGACATAGGCTTGGAACATGAGACAAGTAATATCCTTAGGATACTATCTGACCATGGAGTAGAGACAGGAAGACGTACAACTGAGTATGATCGAATCATGTCAAGCATTACTGACAAGTTCGGTAAAGCAACTGGTCTTACACACTACACTTCATTTGGACGTAGGCTAGGTGCTTCTGTTGCGATGTCTAATACTGTAAGACTTCTTCGTCAATCACAAGCAAAGGGACTATCAAAGGCTCAGATAACTAAGCTAGCTAATACTGGTATAAGTGAATCTGACTATGGTAAAGTCCTTAAGATGATTGACAAGCATAGTCAAGAGAGTGGTGGTTCTTTTATATCTAATCATCATATGTGGTCAGATCAAGAAGCAGCTACTATCTTTCGCAACTCTATACAGAACCAGGTTGAGACTGTTATCCTTAAACCAGGTAAGGGAGATATACCTGTCTTTGCTCAGAAGCATACCCTTGGTAAGTTGGCCTTTCAGTTTAAGTCCTTCATGAGTGCTGCTACTGGTAAGATCACTATCAGGGGAATGCAGGATAGGGACGCCAAAACAGCAGCAGGTATTGTATACCTAACTGCTCTTGGTGTTACCAGTCAGATAGTCAAGGATAAGATAGCTGGAAGAGAAACTACTGATGATCCTACTCAGTTAATCCTAGAGGGAGTCAGCAGGTCAGGTATGATGGGACTCATAGGTACTACCCTACTTGACACAGGTATGACCATGTACGACAGAAAGTCTAGGCGGTATGCTGGTAAGTTTGTACAAGGTAACGTCTTTGGTCCTACGGGTAGTCAGATTGGCGACATAGTAGACATAATGGGACGTATGGCAGACGGAGACGTAAGCGAGTCAGATCAGAAAGCAGTTCAGAGAATGATACCTTTCTTGAATCTGTTCTACATCCAGGCACTAATGAACGAAGCACTCAACGACTAACAGGAGCTACACATGACTATATCCGCAGCTTACAGCGCAGATAATTACGCAGGTAACGGCAGCACTACGGTGTTCGCTGTAACATTTGCGTTCTTAAGTACAGCTACAAACCTTAAGGTGTCTATTAAAGTAGACTCTACTGGGGTGATTACAACTCAGACATTAACCACTCACTATACTGTGTCTGGTTCTAATGTTACTATGATTACAGCTCCTGCTTCTGGTGAGACGCTTATCATAGAACTTAACCCTGACTTTAAGCAGACTTCTGATTATGCTGAGAACAGTGCCTTCCCAGCTGAAACGTTAGAGACTGACTTAGATGAGCGTACTCTTGAGGGTCAGATCAATAATGATAATGTAGACCGCAGCTTGAAGATCGATGCTTCTGTTACTGGCGTAGACGGTACGATTGTTGCTAGCTCCACTAATGCTACTAATGCTAGTAAGTTCGTTAGATTCAACTCAGCTGGTGATGGGTTTGAAGTACAAGCCTTATCTGCTACTGCTGGTCTTGCTGACATAGTAGATGATACTACTCCTCAGTTAGGTGGAGACTTAGATGCTAATGGTAAGAACATACTGTTTGATGATGCTACAGGTATCCAAGATAGTAATGGTAATGAACAACTAACGTTCCAAGAGACTGCTTCTGCAATCAATCAGCTAGAGATTACTAATGCTGCTGCTGGCTCTGAGCCCAGACTAGCTGCTACTGGTGATGATACTAACGTATCTCTTGAGCTAGCTGGACAAGGAACAGGTACAATTAATGTCGTTGGTAACGCTACTCAGTCTGGTGCTATTCGTATCTATGAGGACACGGACCAAGGTAGTGCATATGTTGGGCTGACAGTTCCTTCTAATACTGGCACTCCTTCTGTAACTTACTCATTGCCTGATGGCGATGGGTCTAGTGGTGATGTTCTTAGTACTGATGGTTCTGCGGTAATGTCTTGGATAACTCCTGTTACTGCCAGCTCTACTACTACCTTTACTAACAAGACCTTTGATGCTAATGCCACAGGTAACAGCTTATCTAATGTTGATGTTGCTGACTTAGCTAACGGTACAGATGGTGAGTTGATTACTTGGGATGCTAGTGCTGCTCCTACTACGGTAGCTGCTGGTACTTCTGGTCAGGTACTAACATCTAACGGGGCAGGTGCTGCTCCTACATTCCAGGCTGCCGCAGGTGCTGGTAAGGTTGGGCAAGTATTGCAGACAGTATTGTCTAGTACGTTCTCCACTACTAGCACTACTATGACAGACTTGACCGGATTGTCTGTAACCATAACTCCTACAGCTACTTCTAGTAAAATACTAGTGATGTATACTGTAATGTCTGGAGCAGGAATCTACAGGTACTGTGCACAGCTAGTACGGGACAGTACTGCAATAGCAATAGGTGACACAGCCGGCAGTCGTACCAGGAGTTCTACCGCAGGTCTGGGCACTGCTAATGAAGTAAACTCTGAGTCGATGACGTTCCTAGACAGCCCCTCTACAACCTCTGCCACTACCTACAAGGTACAGGGACTAGTAGAGTCTGGAGGTACACTGTACATCAACAGGTCTTCAGCAGATTCGGACGCAGCTACGCTTCCTAGAGGTGCAAGTACAATCACAGTTATGGAGATATTAGCATGATAAACATACAAGATGCATTAGAGTTCAAGTATAAAGGATGCCAATACTCCTGTGGAGAGACCTATGAGTCTCTAGTCTGGATGGACGAGGGGGTAGCTAAGCCGACAAAGACAAAGCTTGCCGCAGCATGGAAAGAGCTCTTAGCAGAAAGAGAGAAGTATGCATATGTAGCTAAGAGGATAGCGGAGTACCCTCCCATATCTGAGCAGCTAGACATGCAGTTTAAAGACAAGCTCAACGGCACAGACACATGGGCATCAGCAATTGCGATAGTGAAAGCTAAGTACCCTAAGCCAGAGTAACACTAACTAACAGGAGAGAGCATCATGGATTCAGTAGTACTGGGAATAATAGGACTTATAGTATCCGTGATGCTTGCCTTGTTTGGTATAGTATTCAGGAGGATGAACGAGATGGATAGTAGATTAAGAGAAGCACCGAGTAGGGAAGAGGTCCGAGAGCTAGTTCAGGATAAGCTAGCCCCTATTGACGTCCTCCAGAAAGAGATTAAAGAAGACGTCAAGTCTATCAATCGTAAGTTAGATAAGCTTTTAGACAAAGGTTAAAAACGCTCCTGGCCTTAAGCTGGATAGTGGTCCCTAGCTAACTGGAAATGGGGGCCATCCATGAAAGGTGTCTTACCTTTACTTCGTCTTAGGTCAACGTAGTTATTGGACAATTGCCTTGCGCTGCATTGAGCGTCAGTAAGGTATGTATGCCAAGCTGCGCCCCACACAATCGTAACACCTAATTGAGTAGCTGCCTGTCTCATGGCCTCTGCTACTTGATAGATTGGTGTCCAGTCCCAACTAATCCTACCATCGATATAAGGTACCAAGTCCACTGCGTGGCCTGTGATGTGCCTAGAATCCATTGTCTTAGAAGCCCCTGACCTTACAAGCTTAAGCTGTCTTTCCGTCGTACGAAGCCCCTCAATCACAGCAAAGTCTACTGTAGTATACTGTAGTGCTAATCGTACTACTGCTACTAGATCCTCATGAACTCCCTCTAAACTCTTCTCTGATCTTCTGCCGAATTTATAGTTACTCATCTTCTAGCCTCCTCAGTACAGTTAGTTTCTCTTCGTCTGTCATGTCCATCCAGCTCTCTATCTCATCATCAGTACGACCACACCCCTTGCAAACATCACCATTAAACGTCTGTGTACATTCTCGCTTACAAGGCGATTCTATATACATACCTAACCTCCTAGCTTCTTGAACGGGGTAAAGGATGTCTCGAACTGTACTTGTTGTCCTACCTTTAAGCTCTTAGGACTACGCATCTTATAGCCTATCCGCATACGTAAACCATATTTCCCACCTGGTGAGTAAGGTATCACAGCATATAGCTCACTGTACTTGCGTCCATTGTATTCTAACGTATTGAAGTACCAGCCCTTGCGATACCCTTCTTTGTCACCCACATACCAGAAGGACTCACTATCATCATACTTTATGTCACCCTTCACGTCATATATGAAGGTAAGCTTAGACACAGTAAAGCCCATGACTACGAACTTAAAGTAATATGCTGGGTTACGTATTGCAATCCAACGATACCTGTGCCATAATAACTTAAAGAACCCAAAGTCAGGATTAAGAGTAAGCTGATGTATGTCAGGTGCTATCTCTTTTCCTGGTATGAAGTACCCTATCTTTACACGTTCTGAGGTGGGACCAAGTAGGCCATCTATATCTGTATGCTTGTTATCTGGTAGGTGTGACTCATGGTTATCGAACCACCGAAACATCCTCGGAAGTTGCTCTTGGCCTTTAGGTACGAAGGGAAGTATGAAGGGAAGTAATAACATACCTGCTATCTCCACAGGGAAGACACAGAACACGTATCTTAATATGTACTTACATATAATTAGTTTCATTTATATATACTCCTATATAATCCAAGTATCTCTAATATAATATATACAATGCTGCCCGTAACAAAGCCCCAGTTACCACTATGCACAAACACTAATAAATACCCCGTGCTCCCTAGCATCGTAAGTATCCAGCCTGCCGTTCTTGTATGTGTAGACCAAGCCAGCAGAAATGTCCCAAACAATCCAAGTGCCGTTGCTATCCATTCGAGCATCATATACATTGTTCATTTTCCCCACCCCTGTGTGATTACGTGAAAGACCCTGCGTATCACTAGATTCTTTATCAACATCCCTAAGGTAAGGCCTAGTACCACTTCATACGATAGGCCGAACCCTAAGAACACCCCCATGCTTGCTCCAGTATTAACTACTGCTTCGATCAGTGACCCTAGTTTACTCTGTGAGTTAGCCATACTACCTCCAACTTCTGCTGTTATGGACTAAGTATAGCATAGATTGCTAGTAATACAAGTATACCTGGTATCATTATTAAAGCTGTCATAATATATCTGCTCCTGATTCATTCACTGTTTCCCAGAATGATTCTCTTACTTCACTTATTAGAGTACCTTCCTCCTCAGTTAGTTCCCTCTTGCCAGATGGGTGCTGGTTATATTTATCCATAGTGCGCAGCTTCTGGCCAAACTCCTCTAGTGCAGCATGCAACTGATGTGCTTGCATCATCATATTATATGTGTACAGTTGTGATTCATCGCCCATGTCAAATGTCATAGTAACCATAGGACCAGGCACCCGTGCTTCTTCTTCATAATCGTAGTGGTGTATGTTCATTTGCGTTTCTCCACTGATCTGCCTATACCGTATATGCCAAGGAAGGCACCTGAGATCTGAGCTAGGAACTCATTCATTGGAACAAAGCCCATGCCCATAGCAATCAGGAGACAGGTAAGACCTAAACTAACTATCGGTCTCCATGACTTGCTTAATAGATTACCATGTTGCTGCTCAGCTTTAGCCACTGAAGCGTTAGCCTCAATGACTGTGCTCTGTAGCTCCATCATCTTAATACTAACCTGTGCTTCTATCTGTGCTAACTGATTACGTAACTGCATTCGTTCCTCATCTGAGGTATGTACGTTATCAATCAGGTCAGCAGCAGGTTTAAAGATATCACCTAAGAACCCGAATAAACTCATGTGTCCTCCTCGTGGATAAGACCACGTTTAATTCTAGTGTACATCATTAACGCTCTAGTTGCAAGGTGTAACAGTGGATCAATCCCTGTTTCCTTATCTTCCCTTACACCAGAACTAGACTCTGCTAAGTGCCTAAACATACTGGCGTGCATATCTTTATGGCTTGACTTAGACCCATTAGGGGATGCCCAATTGGCATCTCCCCCAGGTTTGTCATGCTTCCTAGCACCGAACTCTACTACAGTTAAGAAGTCGTAGAACTCAGGAGACATGTACTTCATGTTAACATTAATCTCCTCATCCTCAAAGGGATCATAGAAGTTACCCATATCATCTATTGAGTCTGGCCACTCATCATCGCTGTAGTCTACGTCTAAGTCTTTCAGCAACAGAGGCTCATCATACAGTCCCATGTCCTGGTTCTTCTCTGCTAGGTAGTCTAGCTTCTTCTCTCTTTCCATCTTCTGCCACAGATAGTCTTCATCTACCCTATCCCAGTCT